GGCGTGTGTGCGTGCGTGCGGGTGCGTGCGCGTCTACTCGAGATCCGTCCAGAAAGTCAAGCGATTCACGGAAACCTGGTCAAATCTTTACAGAAACCAGGTCAAATCTTCACTTTACACTTTGCAAACCGTTACGCTACCTTTGTACTGTCCAGCGAAACAAAACGGCGCGCAAGCGTCCAACAGGCCATGAAAGTCGAAATGAATGTGGTTGAACTGTCCGACATCAAACACGCCCTTAGCTCGCGCCTTGAAACTGTCGTCCAACGGAGTGAATATTGGAGCGAGCGGGATGAACGTTTGGCTGAGTTCAATCGGGATGAAGCAGAGCGAATCGGGAAGATCATCGAACGCCTTGAATCCGCGTTCACCGAATGGTTGGCATCATAACGCACCCAACCAAAACGGCGCGCAAGCGTCAAGCGAACATGGAAAACGAAAAGTATAATGGATGGACTAATTACGAAACGTGGCTCATTGCCATGTATTGGGTGGACTACCTCGGCAACGCTCGGCGTGAGGAGCAAAAGGATACTGGCGAGTCTATACGGTGGTCCGAGGAACAGATTAAGGACATTATTTGGGAGCATGAGGTGGAGGTGTCTGGCATTAACGAGAACTCCCCCACCGTGGCGCAGTCGCTGTTCAGCAATGCTTGGCGCATCATCAACTGGCAAGAAATTGCCGATCATGTAAATGAGGACTAATATGAAAACATCCGACCGAATCATGTACGCGGGACTTGTTCTCGCCACTTCATATTTCCTTACGCGTTTCGCCGTAGGAATCCTGTTCAACGTATAAAGGATAGAACCGATGAAAAACTATTTTGCCACTCGCTACCGCTTGGAAACCGCTATTGAGAACGCATACCGGATTGAAGGTATGCAGGAATTGTTAGACACTATGTTCTGCGACGGCTTGGAAATACCGGAGGAGGGAACTGTCGGATGCGCGCCGTATTGGTTGATGGAGTGCGAACCGTTCACGGCGTTCGCATCTTCTCGCTACAATGACGGTACGCTGAAGGTAGCGGAGTCAAGGTACCCGGATTTTGAACCCGGAGCCGCTACGCTTAAGCGTGAGGACGTAGAGGACGCGGACGTATACGTTGAACACGTTGGCGGTATTTGGCTGACAGCTCGTGACGGTGAGATAGTGTGGAGGAACCTTGACGGGGAGCCGTTCCAGTTTGTCTGCCTCGGTACATGCTCGCTACCCGCAGAGCAGGAGCTTCAAGCGGAGGACGGTGGACTGTGCTATGAATATAGGGGAGACTCTCACCTCTCTGTATTGGTCAAGGTGGAGGACATTCCTGCGCTCTGTAATAAGTAACCCCAACCAATCAACCGAGGACCGGACCCAACATCCGAGAATCGGTCTTGATTGATAGAAAAGGGGAAAAGCAGGTCACCACCATCCAAAACCCGGACCGTTTTTTCTCCACCGAATCTTCATGGGGGTGGAGGGGTGAAACGGGCCAGGCCCGGTCATGCTACCCCTCTTTCAAATGCGCGTCCTATTTTCAAGACCTGTTTCTGGACTGGCTCAAATGCAGGGAGTTGCTTGTCTTAAACATATCACACCCTTGGTGGAGGAGCCTTGAGGGATTGCTTGGTAGTAGCGAACGGAGACAGGACCCCCTCTCCTCGTAATTCAGAATAGAAAATTGTGCCGCTGACGTAGTATGTTGCTGGGGGACGCCGGAATTACGAAGGGACGCACAGCTTCAGTGCTGTGAGCAACGCTATTGCCAGGGGACTTACTTTATCCTATCCAACAGCATATTTCAGACTGAAGTTTGGCGGGTATCTCGCACAACCCTGTTCACACCCTCGGAGCCAGTCGCCCGTCGGTAGGAGGAAGATAGTATTGTCCTAAGTTGGGTGCAATAAAATCAGAAAATAAAATTGGTCGATCATCACTCTGCAAAGTTCTTGTCGTAGTTTCCGGCCTCTACAAGCACCTTTAGGGGAGCAAGGTTTGACATGGCAAATAGATGCGAGTCCGTTGGGAAGAAGTACTTCCATCCAGCTGACGCGCCCCTGTTGATGTGGTAGAAGAACGCCAGGCCATCTTTGCCAGTTGACTTCTTAAAGAACACGGCTGCTGCGTCATCCGACAGCGGTATGACCCTGGACACGCCGAAGGACTCGTTGTTGAAGTTGCCCTCCCTATCTGCCCTTGAGAACCTTGCCGCAACCTCATGTGCGAACTGCTCAAGGCCTATGGCTCTCTGCTTGTTCATTGCTCACCTCTGCTTGTTTCATGTACGTTATCCACTTCGTCTTTCCTGACTTGCCTGTCGTGTGTCCAAATAGCGGCTGGACGCCAAACGGGTCTACGACATCACGCACAGAGGCACTTGGCTCTGCCCAAGCGTGATAATCATAACCACCTCATTATTTTGCTTGCAGGTCATGTCATTGTGCGAAAATAAGGCCCGGCCTCATGTCTCGGATAAAGGCGCATCTTTTGCACTCGGTAAATACGCCGCTAAATGACCAGTATCGAACAGCCTCATCCGCAATCAGAACCAGCGTTTTCCTGTCTATTTCATCCTTGTGCTTTTTATACCATTGCCTGTGCATCTCCATCCGCCTGCCAGATTCCCGCCTCGTGTTATCCTGCACATCCTTTGTCGATAGCTCAGACTCTTGCCATGAGTGGTGCCTTCTGCATACCCACCTACTATCCGTCTTTCTTTTCTTGACCGCATACCCGCACTTCGGGCAGCATGGTATTGTTTTCGTCTTTACGGTAACCATGTATGGATTCTCAAGCCGCACCATTCCGGCTGCCAAAGACCTTGCTTGGGGCGTTCTCATCCTTTTCCAGCCGTGCTGCAAAACCATTGGGCCGTCTTCGCACCCGCAGGTTGCACACTTGTTGTCGATGATTTCGACTCGCCGCTTTTTCCAATACGCCGTGCCCCACGGCACGGGCGAATCTACCAGTATTCTGAACAATTCAGAAACAGGGGTCTCTCCAGCAACTACCATCTCCCTGAATAAAATGGAGTCTTGGTATGATTTGATTTCGGTCATAGCCACTTCATTATCTCATTGAACGCCATTTCCTCGTCCCACCGTGCGGCGGCGAAGAAGGGGTAGTTGCTGTCTTTCGTGATGGATCGGGCGTAGGACCGCGCCGCAACGCTGTTCGCCATGTCCGGGCCGATAGCATCAAGCCGCGCCCGTATCTCCTGCGCTCGGCTCATGCACTCTACCCTGCACAGGCCCGTCGGATAGAACAGCCTGCAGAACAGGTAGTAGAGGCCGAAGCCGCGCAGTATCCAATACCGCGACTCAAATACCTCCTGCTGAAATACCCACGGCTCGTTCTCGTACACATCCCGGCGTATGCGAATCCATAGGCCGTAGTTGGATGCCTTGCGCCGCCCGCGCTTCGTGTCGGGCAGGTCGTCGGTGATCCACAGGAACGGTCTGAACTTGGGCCACCATAGTTCGCGGTAGGGTTTCACTTGATTTCCTCCTTCGTGACAAGGCCGCAGTTCGGCACGATGACGTTCTCCCAATAGCACTTCTGGCAGCGCAATTCACCCGGCGCATAGCCGTCATACGAGATCGTTGCCGCGCCCCATGTCATGCCGTCATCGCGCCCTATCTCGCCGTGCCGTTCGCAGATGTAGCGATAGCGCGGGAACCTTGCCATTACCGTAATGCTACCGATTGTGTTTTCCATGTCAGATATACCGGGTTTCGATTTCGGATTCGTCGAACCGGATTCCGTATTCGCCCGTGGAGAAAACCATGTGGGACAGGACATTGTTGCCCCGCTCCATCTCCGCGATAACGCCGTCCTCCGGTATCCCCTCTATCGTGTACGTCACCGATTCGGGCGGGTACTTGGTGGTGTCGGTTGGCGCAACCCATTCGTTCTGATAGACACTATCCCAAACGTCGGAAGGTGGCTTAATCAAAACGGGTTCTGTGTTCAGGTTGCGAATACCTTGGTACTCATCACCCTCGTCCAGTTCGTCATACGGCACACGGGCGAGTTTCACAGTGCGGATCAGGCGTGGGGTGTTAGTCATTTCCAATCTCGTCTGTTTTCAGTAGGTGGATGTTCTCGGCAACGTGTACAAGAACCTCACGGGGCACGGTATTTGGGTTTGTTTTTTGCACCCATGATTTCGTTGGCCTGTCCCACTCGAAGTATCGGAATCTTATGTACTCGCCCTCGGTTTCCGGGTCGGGGTCTACGGCATATTTCCATCCATCCCCGTGTTTGTATTCAAGCGTTGCGTATGTCGTGTATTTCATCCCCGCTCCTCCGGTTTTATGCGGGTCAACTTCGGCAAGTTTCTTTTTCTTGCTCATTCCTTACCCCTACTCATTGATGACAAGTCCAAATGGGCCCTTTGCAGGTGTGGCACTCACATTCTGTACGTGGATTGTGCGACCCTGAATGCCAGCTACGTGCCAGCAGTGGTCCTCATCGCCCTCCTCTTGGCAAATCAGGCTTATGCCATTGTCATCCTTGATGATTGACCAGTATTCGCCGTTGTACTCAATGCTTTCTGTCTGTTCGTATTCCATTTTGTGCCTCTTGTTTAAACAGAAAAGGCCAGCTCCCACAGCCAGCCCTTTCCGATAAAAACATTACAAACCCAGCGCAAAGGGCTTACTTTATGCCTTTGTCGCTCGGTTGATTGTGTTGTTTAGCGTAGAACACACAAGGTTTAAACTGCCTTGCTCAGTTGTGGATGCGCTCGGAGTCGAACCGAGGTACCAACAGTTTCCGTATCGGCTTTACTGCTGGGCTAAACCACTTCGCACCCTACCGGATCGTTTTCTCACACAGGTGACCCAGACCTGCTCGGGGCGGAGGCACCCCCTTAGAAGGGCAGCGTATCAGCTACCGCTGCTCTTCGGGATTGGGACGGTTCAGCAGCAGGTGGTTTACCGCTTTCGCCGTCACCAGAGCCAGAGCCGGAGAGAATGGTCATCTCACCTGCCTTGACTTCCGTGGCATACTTTGTTACTCCATCCTTCTCATATGAGCGAGTCTGAAGCGATCCCTCAATGTATACCTGGGTTCCTTTTGACAGGTATTTCCCGCAGATCTCGGCCAGCTTGCCCCAAGCGACAACACTATGCCATTCGGTCTTATCTACGAGCTTTCCTGTGGAGTCCTTGTATGACTCGTTTGTCGCAACGCGGAAGTTGCAGACGGTTGAGCCATTGACTTCGCGTGACTCTGGGTCTTGTCCCAGATTGCCCACGAGAATCACTTTGTTTACTCCTCTTGCCATTGTACGTACCTCTTTACACGTAAATGCCGTGCGGAATTGCACGACACCAGCAATATATATGCTTCCATCACGGAAGTCAACTTTATTTTTTGATTTTATTGTGCGGTATTTCCGTGAAGATTAGATTAAGGCGGTCAGGGTGTATAAGAGGATCGGGATGCCTGAAAGACACGATTTAAAGACATACGATCAGTTTACAAGCAAGGAAGCCAAATTGGTTGACCTGTACACTGATCCAGAGAGCGAGACGTATCGCAATAAGGTGCGCTCTTACGAGGCCGCTGGCTACTACTGCGCGAAAGTGCCGGAGGGCCAGGAGGACGATGGAAGAGCATACCGGGCGATGAAGGTCAAGGCTCACAAGCTATTTAAGAAGGACCATATATCGGTGGAGGTGGAGCGTCGGCTGATTGACCAGTCAGATGCCCTGAAGATGCCGATGGAAGAGGTGATCGCCAAGTTTTCGGCGATTGCTGATGTGGACCTGATGAAATATCTGCGGGAGGTGCCCGTAGCCTGTCCTCACTGCGAGGGCGAACTGCATTTCGGCATTGAATATGTATTTGATGTCAAGCAGATGCAGAAAGAGGGCTATGGGTCGCTCCTGAAGAAGATGCGACCGACGAAGTACGGGACGGAGTTTGACTTCTACCCGGCTGATGATGCTCTGGACCGCCTGATGAAACACTATGGCGGTTACAAGCAGTCCAGCGTAGGCGACGAGTTGTCTGCGTTTGACGAACTCATCATCGCGGCCCGCAAAACATAGTTCTTTGAAATGCCAACTCCCGATGACATCAAGGCCCTTGCAGAGAAGTGCGAGGACCCGGTTTGGTTTGCTGAAAACGTGTTGGGTGAGACAACGTGGTCAAGGCAGCGTGAGCTGCTACGTGCCGTCAGAGATAACGACCAAGTTGCCATCCGCTCCGGGCACAAGACTTCAAAGTCACGGTCCTTTATGATATTGGCCCTGTGGTGGGCCTTCAAATGGCACCTCTTGGGGGAGGATGCGCGCGTAGCCCTATCTGCGGCGTCCTTCAATCAGGTCAAGGATATTGCGTGGCGTGAGATCCGCGCAGCATACAAGCGAACCCCGATCCTCCAGCAAGTATGTATCAAACCGCCTTCACTTGATCCTGCCACGGGCCTCACATTCACCAGCGGTAATCAGATCTTTGGCTTCTCTGCCAAGGAAGCAGAAAACGCCGCTGGTATCTCGTCGCCCCATGTGATGTACCTGCTTGACGAGGCATCTGGTATCCAGGATGCTGTGTTCTCCGCAATGGAGGGTAACATGGCTGGTGGTGCCAAGATGGTTATGGCTTCGCAGGGAACGAAGATGAGCGGCCATTTTTTTGATGCATTTAATAAGCACCGTGCCACATGGCACTGCATCAAAATTAGCTCGTGGGACAGCCCGAATGTAACGGGCGAGGCGAACATCCCCGGCCTCGCCACTAAGAAGTGGTGCCAACAGAAGCGTGACCAGTGGGGCGAGGATAGCCCGCTATACCGCGTTCGCGTTATGGGCGACTTCCCAGGCCACGGTGACAACACCGTATACGGCCTTGAAACGATTGAGCATTCTAAGGACCGATGGCCCAAAGTGTCAAGAGAAGGTGCATTGCGTATCGGTGTGGATGTGGCCCGTTTCGGAGACGATGAAACGGTCATATTCCCGGTGCGCGGGCACTGGGCTATGGAGCCTATCGTCTTGCAGGGATCTGACGGCGTTCAGGTTGCCAGCAAGATCATTGACACGGTTCGTCGGCTTCGCCGCGACACAGACAGAGAAATAGAAGTAAAGATAGATGAAATCGGACTCGGTGCATCCCCAGTTGACGCGCTGTCGCACATGGACCTGGCGCAGCAGCTTGGAATTAGAGTGCGCCCTATTCACCTCCAATCTCCAGCGTCTGATACCGACAACTACGCAGATGCTGGAAGTGAAATGGCATTTGATTTAGCAGACTGGCTGAGAAGCGGGGGTGCTATACCAGATGACAGTATGCTTGTAGAGGAGTTGGCATCCACGACTTACACGATGGATACCAAGGGTCGCCGCAAGGTGGCCGATAAAAAGAAACTGAAAACGCTGATTAGAAGAAGCCCGGATCGCAGGAATGCACTTGAGCTGGCAATTTATGACCCCAAGCCCAAGGCCGGAACTGGTGCTTCTTTCATAAACATAATTTGATATGTCTAACCTTTGGGTAGAAAACAAGCATCCAGATTACGATGTGGAGGCTTATCAGCGGCAGTTTGCGAGGGATCAATTTACTGGCGATGCCCTCCTGGTATCGCAGATTGAGGCGAGTAGAATGTCTGATCCTGCATCGGGGGCAGGAAAAGAAAGGACGCTTTCGCCATTCATGGACATTAGCGGCGTTCGTGGCCGCAAGCGGCTTTCAGAGGTACAGGTAGACTTTGACCGCCAGGATCGCATCCGTGGTCCGCAGAACGGCACGTACCTTCGTCGCCGTGCCCTGGGGGAGTCGGCAGATGCCTTCCGTGAGCGGGCCTTCATTACCCGTTTCCCGGCACATATGTCTACGCTGATTGAGGCATACGTTGGTGGCATTAAGGCCGTTGAGAGCGAAGCCAAGCGGTCCTATGGCGACCCACTTGGTGATCCACGGGATGCCGCAAGCACGTTCTTCCGTATGTGGCACGACATTGACGGCACGGGCCGCAACTGGGGTGCCGCTACAACGCGGATGATGTCGAACCTTATTGTAGATGACGTATTCTGGTCGTTTACGGAACTCGGTAGTGCGGAGCATCCGCGAACGCACATCATCGACCCACAGCGTGTTGTTGACTGGCATGATGAGGACGGAATCCCGGTGTGGCTGCTCCTCGAGGAGACGCGCCTTATTCGCCCGGATATGCACAAGAAGGCAGAGGCCGTTCGGATGTACACCGAGTACGATGTCAACGGATGGCGCAGATGGCGTGTGATTGAAGGCGACGACACAAAAGAGGGCCGCTCTATTGTGCTTGATGCGGCAGAGGACTGGGCATTTCCGTTCTGGTCCACGCCAGATCGGCTTCGCAAGCGCATCCCGTTCACGCGGCTCCGCCTGTCTGATGTTATGGGTCGCTACGTGGGCTACCAGATGGCGTTGGATCACAATATGCTGTACAACCTGCTCTCTGATGCACGTTGGAACTTCCGCGTAATCAACCATCCG